TTCATTTGCATCATCAAACTGGACTGCTCCACCTTCTGCTTTGACTGGAGCTGATCCAAAACCACTTAACATTACTTCTTCTTCAAAAGCTCTGTCTGATTGTTCAATGTTAGCATAAATTTGCGTATGCTCATTTTCATACCTGTTATATTCCAAACCGAAGAGTGCGTTCAAGCCTGGTTCTAACTCTTTAACTAATTGTGTTCTAGATATTGCCATGCTTTATACTCCTGTTGTTGAAACTGTACCTTGGGCTATAGAGCCGTTTGGTGCATTAAAGTGATTATTAATACGAACGATCAACGGAATACCTGCTGCTGTAAAGTCAGAGTTTTCAGGATCTTCTTGAATACCCACAATACGTAGAGGAAAAGAAGCAGTATCAGCAGCTGTACTTAAATCTGCAACAGCAGTGGAAATGCCAGTGGTATTATTACCACTATTACCATTAGCAAGTTGCACATTTGAAAAGACAGCTCCTCTTATTTCAGATTCAGTGTCAAAATCACTGCCACCTGCATCAGCTGCTATTACAAATAATTGCATAGGATCGTCATAAATGAAAGCCTTTACTGGGTGATTTGAATCAGCTCCAGACCCAGGCCAGTTATTAGAGAAAATTCTTTCTCCAGTGGTACTAGAAACATACTCGCAACCATAGAAAACACCTAAAATAGAAACTGTTCCACCTGTTGCTGCTTGAAGGTCATCAATAAACCCTGTAGACAGAGGTATTACAGGCATCCCTTGGTAAATTCTATTGGAGTTGTCAGAGGCTATTCTGTATTCAGTAGTACCGGTAGTGCTATAACTTGAGCCTAATCTTGATAAAGGTCTCAAGCCAAAAGCTACGTTAGTATTAGCCATATTTTATTTCCTTATAAAATAATTTAACAAAAAACTCTCATTTCTTTCGAGAGCCACCAAAACTTACCCTAGATTGTCTGTCAATATTGACAGGCATCTCGGGACGTTGTTCCCTTAGAATATCGTTATCAACGGATTTTACTTGATCGGCAGTAACATTTTGAAAATATTTTTTGCGTTGTTCGACTACTTCTTCAGGTATCCTTGCCAACACAAGGCCACCAACCCCAATTAATCCCTGGTATTGTCCACTTTGCACTACTGGATAATCATGTTCGCCAATCTGATTTTTTACTTCTTCAGCTCTTACAAACTCCCAACCCTCTCTAAGTTTTTTAGATACATTACCAGTATCCATAAAACCGATAGTTTCGGTTCTTATCCAACGATGCTTAAACCCTTTCGGTGCAGGGGGTGCATCCAGACTTGATGGTGGAGTCCAAGACTTTGGTCTTTCTTTTCTTTCTTGAGACTCGCGTGAGGTCCTATCTATTTTTTCTTTCATATTTTTACTCCTTCACGAATTTAGCGTATTCTTCTAATGGCACTCCTAGTCTTTTAGCAATTGCTACTTGTGATCGAGTGAGTTTCACAGTTCTGCGACCTTGCTGTTTACGCCCCGCTGAGGCAACAGTTTGAATCGGTTTCTCTGTAGCAAATTTGTTGGGAAAATTATCCCGCAACTGCTTGTCTATTTCAGTATAGTAATCATCAGACTCTGGGTCAAACCCCTTTTCTAATAAATCTGTATGAATAGTAAACGCAGCATTTGTCATTACCTTATCTTGACCAAACCATTTATTATCATTTGCCCACTCTTGTGCTCTAGGACTTGGGTTTGGTTGTTGTGGTTGTGTTTCTTTTACAGCTTCTTGCTCTGTTTTTTCTTGAGATTCATATTGTTCTTTTTTTAATTTGGCTTTTTCTTTTTCCACAGCTAATTGTGTTAACTCAGTTTGAGCTTTCATCATTTCTTCATGATTTTGTTCTTGCATTGCTGATTTAAGTTTATTTTGAACTTGCTCTGTTTGTGAGTTTACTCTGCTTTCATACTCATCTATAAATGATTTGTCTGCTTTTTTATAATCTGATTCTACCTTTTGGTATTTTGCTTGTAGACCTTTCGCATAATCCAAAGCTGCTTTTTCTCTTCTTTCTGCCTCTCTCATTTTTCTAGTGAGTTGATTAATTCTTTTTTGAACAGAATCGGAGTGTTCTTGCAAATTATCTTCTTGTGAATCTGGCTGCTCATCTTTCTTTACTTCAGCTTTGACATCTTTTTGTATTGGATCCGAATATCCTAAATCTACAGCACCTATATCATCTTGTGCCTCTTCAACTTTCTTAGGTTCAATTTGTATTTCTTTTTCCTCTATGCCGTCTGTATCTAGTTCTATTTGTTGTTGTTCTGCCATATTACCTCCTAAAATAATGCGAGTATGTCCTCGGGTTTTTCAATAGTACCTATGATTTCATCATCATTTAAAATACGATGTTCTCCGTATTTAGTTTTAAATCTTGCTCCAGCGTATCTTCCATATATTACAAACTGACCTTTTTTACACCAAGAACCATTTGGAAATTTTGTTTTATCTTTATAACATAAATCTCCCATCTTGATAACTAAGCCAACAACTGTGCTAACTTCCATAGTTTCTTGTGTTTGATCTGATAAGAATATACCACCATCCGTTTTATCTTTTGGAACATAAGGTTTTACTAATACTCTATATCCAGTAGGATTTGGTAAAATTTTAAGATACTCTTCACGCTCTTTTTGCGTCATGGGTATGTCAGGTTTTTTTAATTTTGGTAATACTAGTTTGTCTTCATAGCGTTTAGGTTTTATCAAAGTCATCTAAATCGTTCTCCTTTTTAAGCAGGTCATTTAAATCCTGTAGCAACTCTTTATAAGCGTTGTATTTACCTCTAGCATACATAAGGTCTTCCATATTGTCTACATTAGAAAGTACAAATTCTTTTTGGTATTCTATTTTTTTTTGAATTAACTGTCGAACTATCCTAAAAGTATCAGTGTCGTACATTATTTTTTAAGTATTTTTGTATCAGTTTTTTTCAACTTGTCAAACGATCTGAGCCCTCCGAGTCCTAGGAGGCCGAGCAAAAGCGGCATCATGACCGACATGTCAGCTTGAGGAATATTAATTCCAAACCCTGCACAAATCGGTGAGATCATATAATTAACCATTAAGGATATGCTACATACCCAACCTACAAGGGGTCGCCACGATGATTGAAACCAATTACCTTTTGCTTCTTCTGTATTTAACTTTATTTGTGCAAGAGCTAACTCTTGTGCATGTTTTTCTGCCATAGTCGATATTTCATGACTTAGTTGAGCTGCTTTATCTTTATCTCTAACAAATTTTCCAATCAGTTTGGTTGCTGGTCCTATCAATGCAGTAAGTGCCATTATTTAACTCCTATAAATTTTTTACCTTTAACTTGAACATCACTTATACCTTTGATGTCGCTTTTTACACCACCTTCTCTGTGAGGACAACCTGGAACAGGTTTGCTAATTGCAATCATAATTCCTATTTTTAATCCTAAAGAACTAGGTCCCTTTTTTGGTGGTGGCCCTTGTCTTTTGCCCTTCATTTTTACGCTCCATATCGTTTCTTATTTTCATTTCTGCTAAATCTAATTTTTCATCAGCTACTCTAATTCTTTCATTCGATGCAGCTTCAGCATCTTCTCTTTTCATTTTTTCTAAGTCTATCTTCTCATCAAACTCTTCTGATTTTCTTTGCATATCCATCATACTAGTTTGTGCTCTGTTTTGCAATTCCATAGCTCGTAAATCAAGTTCTCTATTTTTTAACATAACTAATGGTTCTGGCTCTTTAGTTTGTTGTTCACCTTCTAAGTACAGTTGTGTAAGTGCTGCTATTTGCTCCGAAATCATACTTTCTGTTTCTGCTAAATACATATCAGGATTAGCTGCTTCAAGTTCTACTAGATCTGGTCTATTTGTTTTTACATCTAATAAAACTTGTGCTCTAGATTTATAACTAATGTGTTCCATTACATGAGCAGTCAATAATGCATGAACCATAGGGTTAACTTGCACCATTCTAGTCTTCATAAATGCTACATGAGCTGCAATATGTGCATCGTGGTTTTGAAAATAAAAAGCAACAGGTACTTCCATGCGTAATGCACCTGCATTTTCAACACCAGGGTCTCTTGGTGTTGGTTTTTTCTCAGGTTTTAAAATTTTATCAATATTTTTTGTCCCCATAGCCTCATACACTCTTTTGTAAGCCTCTCTTAGGTCGTGCATTTGAGGATTTGACTGTGCAACTTGTAATTGTTGGCTCGCAAGTGTAATTCTTTGCGATAAACTAAAAATATTTGGGTCTGCAACAGGAATTATGTCCACTTCTGGGCTAAAATCCATCATTTTTATCATTCTATCACCACCAACAACAGCATAAGGGTAAGTTGGAGGTAGATAAGTGCCAAAAACATTAGCTAAAAGTCTAAATTCTAGTCGCATAGCATAGTAACAACGCTTATGTATGGCACTCATGACTCTAGAACCACGCTCGAGAAGAGCTAACGTAGTTCCAACTGCTCTATTTTGTTTGTCTTCTCCCGTTTGCATGTCCATCACACCCGCAAATTTTTGTCCTGCTTGCACCACGAACCCTAAAAGTTGCATCAACACTTGACTTGGTTCTTTAAATGGTAACATCATGAATTGATCTTTAATGTTTCCACCTGGTGCATCCACATCTCTGAACTCTCCAGGTTGAAATGGTTGGTCATCATCCCTGATTCGCAGTCCTCTTGTCTTGAAGCCAGCTGGTAAATTACTTAAAGTGCCTGCATCTAGTAATTGTCGTAGTGCAGCAGTTGCAGTTCTTGATAAACTACCAATCATATGTGTTAATCCAAACCCATAAAATCCCAAACCAGGTAAAAACTTGTAATGTATAAAATATTCATTGCGTCTCATCATAGGATCATCAGGTCTATAGTTTCTGTATATGGATAATATTTCTTGTGAGCCTTCGTCTATCGTTACGATGTAAGGTACTTTAACATTCTTTTCTTCTTTCTCCATACCATACTCTTCAATATCTAAATCCACATGCATTTCTAAAACATTGAATTGATAATCTTGGTCGCCTCTCTCTTGCACTCCCTCCATCTCATTGTATTTATCTTGAATATCATCGCCTTCCATTCTACTTGGTAGAATATCTACATCTCTATAAAAACCAGCTTGTTGTTTTTTTAAAATGTCATTTTCATTCATCTTAACAATGTGTGTTATTCTTTCACATTCTTTTAAATCAGTAGCATAATAAGGAACAACTAAATCTTCTGCAGGTACAAATTTAGATATAGCTCTTTGCATTACCTCATCATAATAAATTTTTTTAAAAGCAGAACCTGCTAAAGGCAGATAAAACAAAAGCTGATCAAAGTCTGGAGTATATTCTTCCATAACTTCTGTAATCATATAATTCATAAAATCTTTGACTCTTTTTGCCTGTTCGCTTTTTTCTGTTGTATTCTCTCCTACCACTTGCGTATTAACAGGACCAGAAGCAGGTAATAATTCTTTATATGCTTGTGCTTGAAATTGAGTAACTGACTCTGCTAATAAAGGATGCGTAACAGAACTCGCTCCTTGAAAAGGTTGAGACTCATCATTGTATTTAAAACCTAATAAATCTAATCCGCTTGTATACGCTTTCTCCCAATCGCCTCTAGACTCTTTATCTTTTTTAAAATCAGTTATTAATTCACTAGCAAGTCTAGATAATATAGTATCGTCTAAAGTCTCTGCTATGTTAGAAAAAAAATCGTCAGCTTCTTCTTGTATAGGTTCTTCATCTGCTTGTATATCTTCTGCAGGTTGAATCACTTCTACATTAATTGGTTCTTCATTTTGCTCATCAAGAACAATATCTTCTTCATCTTGTATCATGTAATCCTCGTTACTTTGCTTTTTCTTTCTAGTTTAGTTGGGCACTTCACAAGTGTACCATTTTTAGCAGAGATTTTTGTAAATTTTTTTCCCATAGATTCAATAGATTCAAAAGGCATTGTAAACTGTTTCCCTTTTTTAATATCTGCTTTTCTTAATGCTTGATTTTTTGCAATAACTCTTTTGAGTAAAGACCTTGATCTTACTCTCCTTCTTTTAGGTTGCTCTAATAATTTTTGACCTATTTTTAAAGCAGCTAAACCTTTTTGTTTTTTTGTAGACATATTATTCCTTAAATAAGTTTACAGCTAATCCACCCTGTCTGTAAACAGGCATCGGTAAATCTGTCATCCAAGGTTTTACACGCATAGCATAAACTGTAAAATATGCATTTGGATCTTCTTTTGATATTTTTTTCGTGCCTTGAAAATTATACTTGTGTGAAGAAACATGCTCTACTATAGTTTCTTCTTTTCCTTTTATAGGATTCCATACTTGAACATTTTTAGTCGTCTTATATGGTTTGTCTGGATTTGATTTTGCTACCCTAATTGGTTTTATATCTGTTTCTGGATCTAATCCATATTTTTCTGCTAATACTCTCATCTGTTGTGGAATCGTTGCTTGTTCGCCAGGAGTTTTTGTGACACCTCGTTTTGTTGTCATTTCTAAAGCAGTCTGTGTACCTTTACCCTCATAGTTACCATAAAATTCTGCATTACCTACACTTTTTGCAGCTTTGTAATGTCCTCTTTCAAAAGGAGTAACTCCCACCCAATCAAGACCTTGTTTGGCAGCTTTCTTTAACATTAGATTAACACCATATCTAGCCCACTCTTCTTTTTTTTGAAAAGGCATATAGTTAATATTTTCAGTTTCTGTAACTCGTGGTGGTTTGCTAGTTTTCAAATCAATTGTTTTTAAATACTCATTTTGTTTTACTATTCTTTTTAATTCATTTAATTCTTCTCTATTCATTTTTGAACCTTTGATTGCAAGTTCATAAATAGATTGATCGTTAGCTTTTAGTTTAGCAGCAAAAGCTAATTTATCTAAACCCTCTCTATTAAAAGGGTTAACTCTGATTTTAGGTAATTCTTTTTTAAAAGCCTCATTCACTCTTCTCAATATTAGTTGTTCTTTTTTTTCTTTTTTTAATGCTTCTAATTCATCAGGGTTTAATTTATCTAATTGCTTTTTTTTAATTTTAATATCTGCATCTGTTGCTTCAAATAATTTAGGATTACTTTTTTTTAACATGTCTACAAATCTGTTTCTGATGTTAATTACTTTTTCTTGATTTACTTGATTGTTATCAAATTGCATTTCATCAATCATCAACACTCTTTCTTTTGAGTTTTCTAATCTTCGTGTGGTGCCTCGTATATGCATTAGTTGTCCCAACAACTGTTCTCCTCTAACATCATTTTGAAAATGTTTAATAATGCTTCTTAAATTAGGATCTAAATTTTTTATTAGCTCATTATCTATATATGCTATAGTTTCAAAATAATCATCTCCTCCTTTAACTCGGTAACGATCATATCCACCATACACATCTTGTGGTATAGCGTTCTGTCCTCTTTTATTTCTATCAAAAGTTTTTGCAAGCTGTGAGCTGTTTTTCATAATCTCATTAAAGTTAAATGCTTTAGGATTATTTTTTTTTATAAAATCATCTAACGCTTGTTTCTTATAGCCTCTAAAAAATCCAGCATCTTGAACTCGTTTTGCTTCATTTAGTAAAGTGGTTAAATGACTAAAACTATAGCCCTCTCTAATACCTTCACTTAATTTGTTTTCTAATTCAAATAAAGCATAGTCTGCTCTTTTAGCTAAATTTATTCCTTTCACTTCAACGCTACCCAAAGCTTCTTTTAATTCATCTATATCGTCTATAAAAGAGTTCATAGTTTTAGCGACATTTTTTGTGCCATACTCTAAAGTTTTTATTCTGCTGATAGGGGAGTTAAATATCATATCTAATATTTCTGTTCTGCCTAAAACAGCATCAGCACCAAGAGAAGAATTTTTCAATTCATACAAAGCTCCAGATACTAATTTATTTTTATCATCATATACTGCAATGTTTGCATCCTCTACTTCTTGTTGTCTTACTTTTGTTTCATACATCGTTCCGTTTTTTCCAGTATATTTTAATCGCATATCTCTTTTAAAAAATTCTTCCCAGTATTGTATTGGCTTTGCTTTCATAGGTGTATTCAATGCAACAAAATCATAAAGGGCTGAACCAATTCCATACGCATCACTGTTTGGATCTGCTAGACCACCCATTGTTAAAGGATTCTTTTTTACTCTCTCAGCGACATCATCTAACACTTGTCTTTCTGCTGTTACATTTACTAAAGATTCTGCAACACTTTTTTGTATTGGTGCAGGTAAAACTTCTGGCTTGTCTACTAATAAAGCTGTTGTTCCTTTTTCTTGTAAGTTTAAAGGTTTTTGTAAATCAGGATTGAGTAAACCTAATTTAGGTTTGATGTATTGACCTATGTTTTTTACTATTTGTTTTCTATTTAAAGCACCAACGATACCTAGTCCTGTTGCACCAACAGCACCTAAACCTTCTAAAAAACTTAAGCCATCTTCATCTTGAGTCTTTTTTACATCTTCTGTCATTTCTTTTTTGGTCTACCTCTGCCTTTTTTCTTCTTAGGCAAACACTCACAAAGTTTACCAAATAATCTCTTTTTTATTTTTGAAAATATCTCTTTAATTTTTTTTATCATTTCATCCTCAATAATATTTATATTGTTTAGGAGCCCTTTCTTCATTGTCCATATAGTCTGAGTATAACTCAACAAAGTTGCCTTGGCGATACCTTAACATAGCTTGTGTCATACTATCTACAAAGTCGTCATTAGCACCATTAGGAAAAGCAGCACATTCGTCTATCACTTCTTCTGCAAATCTCTCACCTTCAGGGTACCATATACACCCACTCTCAAACAAGGGTGCTACTGCATTCACTCTTGTATATTTATCATTACCTTTACTTGGAGTAAAAGGTACTACCGGTATTCCCATTCTTCTAAACTCTTGGGTTAAAGGTTCTCCACTTGCTTTTTGTTCTATGATTACTGTTTCGGGTTCCCAATAATTATATGCATCTTGTGCTACAACTTTTAATTCAGGAAAATCATACTTACCTCGAAAAGCATCAAGCAAAATTACTTGAGGAGGTCCACCCTCTTCTGGAAAAAAAACACCCCATGTTGTTATAGCAGAATAGTCTGCTGTTTCTTTTTTACTAAATGCAGTATCGTAACTTTGTATAACATGCATCAAATTAGGAACACCATGTCCATTCCATTCTCTCCACCATTCTCTTTTTATAATAGCTCCTTCATCAGAAGTAGGTTCTTGCATATATTGTGCTGACCAGTTTCGAATCGGAATAGATGCTTTTACTTTTTCTAAATCTTCTAAGTTCCAATACTCAGGCCATACAGGATTACCAGAGGGTAGTATTGCAGGAAAAGATATTTGCTGCCACTCATCTGCTTTCGGTTGGGTTTGAGCCTTGAGTAATCTGCCAGTTAAATCATCTTCTGCCCATCGTGTCATTACCAAAAGTATAGAACCTCCAGGTTGCAATCTTTGTCTGGGTCCTGATGTGTACCATTCATACGCACGCTCCATAGCCATATCCGACATAGCATCTTGTTCCGTGTGTGGATCATCAATAATCAGTAAATCTGCACCACGACCCGTGAT